GGTTGGTATCGACAAGTTCCATGGCGGATGGCATAAGTTGTATGAGTTCTTAGGCGGTCCCGGCCGCGTTTACTCGTGTGGTGACGGTTCTCGCTACGACTCTACTTTGTTGTCCGCTGGCTTTGAGGTTTCATACCAATTGCGTCGCCGTGCCCTTAACCCAAAACGCCGCCGAATGCTTCGTAACCTGTATTCTGAACTTTTGCATACGAATCTTGTGACTTTGGGTGGCGTTGTCGTGCGGAAAGATGGGGGCAATCCATCCGGGCAAGGTGCCACTACAATTGATAATGGCATTGTTTTGATTTCCTGCGTTGTTTGGTCTTTGCGTTCAATGTTTGGCCGAGAACGTGCGTTCTCTTTGTTGCGTACGCGTGACTTTGCATTTGTTACGAATGGTGATGATCTTATGGTTTCGCTGTCGCAGTCCTTTTCCGTTGAGTTTTCATTTGAACGTTTTGCGTCTGCGATGCGCCAGACAAATTTACAGTACACGTTTACATCTCCAACCGATGATTTTCGAGAAACCTGTTACTTGAGTCACCATGCCCGGCTTGTTGATTTTGGTACTACGTCAATGTATTTGCCAGTTATGGATCCTGCCCGGGTTGCTGCCACATGTTTGTACGGTAAGTCGTCCAACGCCGTTAATAAACACGCCCGCTACGTTGCCGCACTTACGCACGCCGTTTTTCAACCGAAACTTTTTGAGATTATTCGTTCTTTGGTTGTTGACCACTACCGTGAGGTCTCCCAACTGGGTTCGTATACCCACTCGTCCCTTGTGTTTCAGACTCCCGTTCCGACGCTTTCTCGTCTTCTTTCTCTCTACGCCGGTTTTTCTGTGGGCTCTATAGATAAGATACAAAACCCACAAATTGAACCAAGACGACAGCAAGCCTTTGAACAAGTCCCACACCGAGAACCTCAATCAATGTCGAACACACAGCAAGCGCAGGCTCAGCCTGGAACTCTTGACGAGACTGTCCCTGGCGCGTCTCGCGACCCCACGTTTGCGGCTGCTGAGACAATTCACGCCCCCGGCGGCGCCCCTGTCACGTCCCTCCCCGGCCTTACCACTCTTGCGCAGCGTTCATCACGTCCCGGTCGCATTTCCCGGTTCGACCCTATTGTCGCGGGGTTGTTCTCACGCGCCTCTCGCGTGACGATTGGGGAAAGGTTGATTGTGGCCACGGCGTCACAGAACCAGGTGTACGAGAGTTTGGAGAAGTTGAAGAACTTGTTTGGTATCGACGACGAGGACGAGTTCGCGCGTGTTCTTGGGCGACTTCTCGTTTATTATGGGGACAACGGCACGAGCCCCCGCAACCCCCACCCCCACCCTTTTGATTGGTCCGGCACTGAGTACACGTTTGCCGATATCGAGAAGTTGTTGATTCCCACTCCGCGTCGCTTCTGGAGGTCTCTTGCCGACGAGACGCGTGACTTTCTTGAGAGCCACCCGGGCTTGATGTTTAACTGGGCTGATCGTCATGGCTTTCCAGAGAAACACCGCATTTACGGCTTTGACTATGCCGATTTCTGTTCTGGAATACCGGATGAGGCTCGTGAGGCTGTTCAGGCTGCGAAGGACGCAGCGACGAGCCGGGCTCCGTATAACATTATGCGTCCCGATCTGAAGGCGGTTGGCAGCCAAGCCGGTACTGTCATCGCCCAGCGCGTGGGTCAGCGCTTTGGTGTTGGTGCTCTGTCCCAACCTAACACCGGCCCCCTTTCCTAAATTTAATTAGGGAATGAGATTTTGTATCTCTTTTTAGAGTGGTGTGTCTTTGTACGACAGTTTTTGGAAGGTTTTTTCTTTCCTTGACTTGACACACCCTTTTTTCCAAAAAAACAAAAACATTTATATATACACCGCAAAAACCCTTGTAAACAACCAGTTTGGTTTACCTTTAAGATAGTTTGATTTTTAATTTCTTTTCAGCCGTTTTACGTTTGTAATCGGCTGCGTCTTTTTTGATTGAGTAAAAACCCCAGTGGTTCGTCTAGGTAGTAAGTCTCGTTTTGGGCCTAGCGGTGAAACACAAAAACCAATTATGAG